ATACTCTAACTTCTACAGCAGGAGTATCATTAAAACTTGAATCACCACCAGCCTCAGAACCTATAGGTGAAACCATATGACCAGAAGTTGCTAAAGCACAGTAATTTATGTTCGCAAAATTTGTTGCAAAATTTACTTGAACAACACCTAGTTCTTTATCAGTGCAGCTAGAAATATTAAAACTTCCATTGATAGTCTTTGAGCCGCCAGCACTTGTTGATGTTCCAGTTTCGATATTAGCCCACGCTTTAACAAATTGGCCTTTCTCCACACCACTACTGTTTTTTATAACAGGGAGTGCAGTTGTCGTTAAACTTTGAATTGAAGCAACATTAAGTGTACTCATTTAAACAACGCTCCAAGTTTCACCAGATCCAACAGTAACAGTTACACCGGAGTTTATCGTAATTGGACCAAAACTACCAGCATTTTTACCGTTTGTTATTGAATAATCTGTTGTAACTGCTTGTCCATTTTCCCAAAAAACTTGGTCAGTTCCACCGCCAACTGCTCCACCAGCTACACCCCAACTAAGCGTTCCAGAAGCATTTGAGATTAGTGCATATCCACTAACAGGGGCATCTGTAGCAGGTAAAGTTAAAGTTACACTACTTGTAATGTTAGTTGGTGCTTTAAAACCAATGTAGTTAGTGTTATCATTATCTTTCCATCTTAATTCTTTACTGCTGTTTATATTTATTCCTGTTCCATCTGCAAAAAATACCTGAGTTCCATCTGAAGTAACACTTACTCTATGAGAAGCACCTTTAAAGATACCAGTATTTGTCTGACCAAAATGTACAGAAGGGGCAGTGGCAGAACCAACTGGCAACTGTAAAACTCCTGTCATTACACCACCAGCTTTTAACAACATACCTAAATTTGTCTGTGCAACATCACCTATCTCTACAAAACCATCATTATCTTTGTTTCTTATTTTTAATATTTGGGATGTATTACTAACTTCGTTAACGTGCAGTTGATAAGCACCAAGACCCACTGTTGGATCTCCTGACCCTGATTGCAAACTTTTTAAAGCAGAAATAACTTGATTCAGTTTTGTTCTTACCTGCTGACCAGTACCATTATCAACAGTAAAACCATTACCACCTGTATTATTAACTCTTGCCATTTAATTAACCTCCTTTACCATATCCTAACGCTTGAAACGTAAATTTCACATCTATTACTGTGTTTGATGAATTTTTAAATACTACAGTAAATCCTGTACCACTAATATTACTAAGAACAAAAAATGCACCAGAGGGCATATCTTCAGGTGCAATAGAAATAGATGGCAAAAATGTAGTAGTCGATCCACCAATATTACTCGTACCTGTAAAAAATCTTTTTGCAAAAACTATATCAATACCACTAGCTGACGTACCTGATTGAATTGGTGTACTTATAACATTGCCAGATGATATGTATTTATTTTCTACTCTAGAGGGCAAAGAAGCATCAAATCCTAGTTCAGTAAATCTTATGTTTTCATTTACATCGACTGACGTTAATGTTGTTTGAAACTTAAACCCTCTACCTACAAAAGAACCGTTTCTTAAATTTAACAAACTTGTATAAGTTGGACTACTTGTTGGATCGTCATTAGTAACTTGTACCTTTAAACTACCTTGAAGTCTATCGCTACCAGCACCATCAAAATCAGTTCTTGCGTCAAGATTAGGAATACTATCAAAATTATTTGATATTAAAAAACCTTCACTTCTTATATGTCTTTTTAATCTTACGTTTTGATAAACAGCACCTAAATCCAAAACATTAGCAAAGTCATAAGTACCTGATAATTGAGTTGCTGGATTTGCAAGTTTTAATGCTCCACCTAAAACATCTAAATTAGTTTTTGTTCCGCTAAAGGAAGTCTGTTCTCTTTGCTGTTTTATTAATAATTCATCTTCTGTCTCTGGTAATGCAAATTCAATTTTTGCTGCTGCGGTTGATAAATTACCAGCCAAGTCCTCAAATTTCATTGTATAAGTACCAGCTAAAGCAGGTACAACAACCTCTGTTGTATTACCATTTTGCGAATCAATTTCTGTAGAATCGCTAAATTCAGCATTAGCAAGTGACGTTGAAGTATGTCTTATTAAACACCTGCCTCCAAAAATTACATCTTTAGCTAATGCTTTATCCCAACTGAGTCTAACTTGATAATTATTAATAGGTTCTAATTCAAACCCTGTGGGTTGCTCTGGTTCTTCCGCTAATGCGTTTACTGCTATATTAGCAATCGTTGGTGAAAATGATCTTTCGCCTAAAGCATTGACTGTATAAAGTCTGATGTCATACGAACCGACTTCAAATTCTGTTGTTACGATTTCAAGTGATGAAGCTTGCGTATTTACAAGAGTAAATTCATCCCCATCTCTTCTGTACTGTAAATCGTAAGAAGAAGCACCATCTACAGCTTGCCAATCAATAAATACTTTAGCTACTGCTCTATTGTTAATAACAACAATTTTTTCTTCAAGAGTAAGACCTGCTGGAGGTGCTAATCTGGAAACTAATAAATTAACCGTCCTTGCAGGTAAAGTTTCACCATCTTCTACTGCTGCATATTTACCCTGGTTGTGGCTTAAAGCACTAATAGTATAAGTTTTTTTGGCAGTTTCTTTTATATTTACCACTCGCCAGTTTGTAACAGACAAACTAGCTGATTCAAAAATATAAGGACTATTGACAACAGGAAGATTATTAGCAGAAAAACTTCCAGAAATATTTACAACATTAGAGCTATAACTGTCAATTGTTTTAGTTGCTACTGTTCCATCGGATAGCAAGCAACTGATTGTAGGAGAATCACTTATATCAGGTTGATTTGTATTAGCTACATCATCCACAGTAACCGTGGTAGTAGTAGCAGCTTTTACAAGACCACCTCTTCTCGTTGCTCCCTTTACCCTATCCGCTATACCAATAATGCTACCTATTTGGACAATAGAACCAGCAGCTATATTAGTTTCAAATACACAAGTTTCGGTAGCTGTCTGTTGTGTATTTAAAAACCATTTACCAACCCTTTGAGCCTGACCTCTAGATGTCGTTCCAAATGTTCTAATAGTATTTATATGCTCACCATATTTTGCTATTGCTGCTGTATCCTTAACAGTTACATAATCTATTTCTTTAGTTTCTAAATCAAAATAACTAATATTAATTATCGTAAATCTTGTTTTTAAAGAACTACCGCTATAAACAAAATTGCCGTCTACAACATTTGCATTGTTAAATACATAGTCGAAAGAAACTGTACTGGGATTAGCGAAGTCTTTTGGTGCGTCTTGTGATATTTTTATTGTGCCTTCTGAATAAAAAGGCATTGCTCTCATAACAGAACATATATCGTTTATAAGTTTTAGTGCTTCCTGTTGCGTTCTTATATTGACATTCAGTGAAAATCTGGGTTCTGTACCACCTTCTCCATTGCTTACCAATTCACCGCAATATTCACTTGCCTTTTGAAAAACAAATTTATCTATCGAAGCTTCTGATAAATTACATCCATATTGTTGTTCTGATGTCCTTTCAGCGTTGGTAACTAAAAGATCATATAAAATCCACGCTGGATCACTTGTCCACTCTTTATTTGCTTTAAATGATCCATTGAAAGTACCACTGTAAGTAATTCTGCCCGTAGCACGTTCAACTGTTGCATTATGAGGTATTTTTACTTTTTTTCCTCTTACTCTAAATACCCTTGAAGGCAGTGATGGAAACTCCTCTGCACTAAAACGTAAAGAAGTATAAGCAACGTGTGGGTAATTATTAGATTCTTCAATTATTTCAGTTACACCGCCTAAACGCATAGCATTAAATGTATTACTGTCCCCTTCATCATTTGTTCTGGTTAAAGTTACCGTTATAGGAAAAAACGCACCAGATTGCCCTACTGCTGTTGTGTTATAACCAGTAAGATCTGCAAGTCTTATACCATAATCACGACTATAAGAGGAGCTACTTTTACCTTGAACAATTTCAGAATCATTTGCACCAATAACAGTTATCTCAGACCCATTAGTAGGAGTTACTTTAATTTGAACTTTAACAGATGTAGCCTTTCTATTTCCTTTAGAGTCAATTCTGAAAAAATTGTCAAATTTTGCTGTTACTTTAACTACATCTACATTAACATTACTAATTTGTACTGATCTTGTTGTTACAGAACCACCTTGAGGAAAACTTACAAGCTGTCCAATATCACCCCCACTTCTATTTGTAGAGGGTTGAATTTTTGCTGCTGGTAATATTGCATTATTAGCAGTTCCTGGCTGAAACTTAAAATCTATACTGTCATAATTAAAATGTGATGTTGCTGGATTATTTACATCTGCAATTGAATTTAAAACTGGTTGATTATTTAAAAATAAATCTTTTAAAAAAGAATTTTTATATGCTGTTGATGTTTTATCTGTAATGTTATTTTTATGTGCAGTAGCACTAAGTTCGATTTCACCCTCACTTAAAATATCTACAAGAGTTATAAAATCAATAGATTTTAGAGCGTCAGAGGGTAACTTTGCATTTTGTTGAAAGTAAGTTTCTGCACCTTTGGGAGTAATAATTTTATTATTAATATTCACTAGCTATTCCTCACTTGTAAAGTATCTACATTTGCACTTATTGTATTAGATCCAATTAAAGTTTCTCCATAAACAATATTTATTGGAACACCTTGTTTTGAAATATTGGTCGTTCCATCAAATATAAAACTAGGATCTTGTTCATCAATTGAAGGCGGTGTAGGCGGTGGAAATAATAAATCTGAAACACCTTGAAATAGAAAATGAAATCCTAAATTAGTTAAAGCAGTTCCTATAGAAGCCCCAATAGTAACACCTAAAATAGTTACACCCTTTGCAATAGCTGCTGCCCCTGCAAATGATGCTCCAGCAAAAAGAAAAGGCAGTATTTCTCCATGAACTACAGGTATTATCTTAATATCGCTTTCTGTTTGTAAATCTAATAAATCCTCTGTAATTCTTACCTTACCTGCCATTACACAATACTCCTGTTCCTTAATATGATCTGCCACCCCTTGAAAATTATGTATTAAAAAACTAAAAGCTTGTCTAGGAGTTGCCACATCTATTTCAAATGTAGACTGTCCTATGAATTTTCTTAATCGACCATAAATAGTTAATTTAATCATCTACTTCTGATGGATCTAATTTAATAATAGATTCTGTCTTTGGATCTACAAGATAAAAAGGTAAATCATTATACTTACAACTAATTTTATCAGTATGACTAAATTCAAACAATCCGTCAGGATGACTGTGAACAATGCCTAAAACCTCTCCCTGATCTTCACCCTCTGCCCAATCTATAGGATCTATTACAAAAGAATCCTCTTTATAAGCCTTTGATATGTTCCTGCACTTCCAGTATGTATGCTTACCCTCTATGTCTAAGACAAGACCACAACACTCTTCTGGATAACACTCTGTAGCGTGTCTGTATGCCTCTGTAGCCCATTGATTGCAAGTCATTAGAAGAACGTACCAGCGGCAGGAAATAAGTCTCTTGTAACTATTCTGGCAGGTATCTTTTTATTCTGCATATCTAATACACTAACTAATTCAAACTGAACTATTTGCCTATTTTCAACAGCTTTTCTATCAATGTAATAAACTTTATCCTGTAATCTATCTGTACTGGGAGTACCAAAAGGATTATCACCAACAAAATTAGCATTATCTAAAGCTGAGGCTAACGGTAAAAGTCTTGTCACTTTTGCATTTAATAAATCATTTCCAGGTGTAACGCTATTAACTACATTTAAAAAATCAGTCATTGTCATTACAGTAGAATCTTTATCTATACCGCCTAAGTTACTGAAAGTAAGAGTAGGTCTTGGAATCGTACCTGTGCTCGTATCTTCAAAACCTTCTACTTTAACTGCTACTCTTTGATAACTATTGCCATTAAAAATAATCTGTCCAAAGTTATTTAAATTAGCACCTGCATGAAATCTAAATACAGTATCTAGATTATTTGGGTTGCCAGCAGGAATATGTAAACCAACAGTAAGTTCAAGTTCATATAGCTCAATAATAGAACTCGGATTTATTTTATTTAATTCAACAAAAGGTATTGCCATTAAGCTTCAAATACTTCTCTAAATGAACAAGTTAATGTAACTCTATTCTTATATGGAACAGAAGTAGGATAACTTTGACAAACAAAATTCTTTGTTACATTTTCATTTGGAACGAGAAAAGTAAATGATGCACCATCTGTAATTCTTGCATTAAGAAAATTAATAGCAGTTGTAGAATCTGTCTGAGATAAATCAAATTTTAAATTTAAAGTTATAGGATTTTGATTCAATCCCTCTGTTAACCTCTGCTCAAAACCATCTCCAAAACTTATAACATTAACTGCTGGTTGTCTTATAATGGTGTAATTATATTTAGGATTAGCAATAGGAAAAGCTGCCATTAGTTAAGTAGACCTCCAACTCGTTTTTCATTAATTATTACAGCTTGAACTGCTGCTGCAATCTGTTCACCAAATTCATTACCTCTTTGTTCATCGCCTTCAACAGAAGAGCCAGAAGCATCTACGTTGACTACGATATTTGTTGAACCAAGGTTTTCATTTGATGTAATCATTCCTGATCTACTAGGAGTAAATAATTCTGGGCCACGTTCTCCTACTAAATAACTGCTACCACCTGTTACTGGGCCTCCATTAGCTCTTTTCATACTAGGGTCAAATTTAGTTGTAAATCGACTTGGAGTTTTTACATCATATAAACTTTGACCAGATTTTACATTATAAGGATTACTTCCAAAATTATGTCCAACAAAATTCATTGCAATTCCTAAAATTTGCATCTGTATCTGTTTTGCAATCATCTTGGCAGCCATATCTGCAAAATGATCTGCTGTTCGTTGGAATAAATTTCTTAAAGCTTCTTGTGCTGTCATTGAACCTGTAATTATTCCTTTAAATGATTGCTCAAAAGAACTAGCCATTGATTCTGATAAGCTTATTACTTGATAGATTGGATTTGTTAGCATCTTCATTTCATCTTGTAAATCTTTTACTTTATCCTCAACAGCAGAAAAAGCTAAAGTTCCAGATTGTCCAAATTGACCTTGAGCTTCACTTACTAAATCGAGTTGCTCTCTAAGAATTTCTAACCCCTCAATGGTATCTTTAATAGTTTGATCCTCTGTTTTAGCAAATGTTTTTTCCAACTTTTTAATACGATTTTCAATTACTTCATCAGCAGTTTTTAATCTAAAACCAGCACCAATTCTACCAAAAAGACTAATTTGTTTTGCTTGTTCTATTTGATCTCGTTGCCTTGCTTTAATTTTTGCTCTTATTAATGCTAATTCTATAGTTTCAGCACCATTAATAAGGTTTTGTTGTAATAATTGTGTAGCTTGCTGATCTCCAATATCTTTTCTTGCTTCAAATATTTGTTGTGCTAACTTCGCTTGTCTATTAGAGCCTCCTAACCCTTGGAACGCTCCACTATCAGATCCAAAAACTTCTACTAATGACTTTCTTAGCCTAGGATTATCAAATTCTTTAAAACCCTCTAAAAGCCCAAACGCTTCTTCTTTTGTTACTCTAAATCTTTTGGCTAAATCATCAATATCTTTAGCGACAAGTTTACTTTCATCTCCTACTTTTGATAATCTTCCATTTAAAATAGCCAATGATTCATTGAATTTTTGATTTTTATCAACGGCAGCACCTAAAGCTGTACCCACAATAGATAAAGCAAAACCAAACTGACCTCCAATAGCCCCACCAATAAGTCCACCTGCTCCACCACCAATAGCTGCTGCACCTGTCTGCCCAAATAGTAATGGGAACGCTCCACCAATAGCTGCACTAGATACTGTTCCCCCTATTCTTTTTCTTAATTCTGCATTTGCAGTTTTTTGTTTTGCTGCAGCTAACTTTTCTTCAGCTATTCTTTCCTGTTCAATTAAAAGTTTTTTAGCCTTACTAAACGAAATACTTTCTTTTGCAGCTAACCTCTGTATTTTTAATCTTCTTTCTCTTTGTTTTAATTGTCTTTCATATTTATTTTCTACTTGTACAAGATTTTTTACCGCTTGATTAAATTCTTTTGTTCCAACTGCTGCTTCATTTAAAGCATCATTAGCATCTGTAACTGCCCGTGATAAATTTTTAAAATTTTTAACAACAGGCATACCTGCTGTACCTTTTTGAGCTTTGTTATTAATAAAATCTATATTTTTCCTTAATTGATCTGTTTTTTTATTTACACGATCTAACTCTTTTGCACCTGCAACAGCTAATTTTATTGAAACATCATAATTAGCCACTTGATATACAAAATTAAAATATTTTCTTTATATTACATTCTTTTGCCCTTTAAAGCACTACTTCTTTGAGCATCTTGTTGATGTTTTTTTAATTCTTCATGTTCAATTTCTAAATAAGCAACCCAACCTAACATCTCTTCTACAGTTAGAGTCTCTGATAATTCGGCAACAGTTTTTCCTAATTCTTTAGCTAATGAAAATATAAATTGCCAATCATTATTCGCTTTTCAATTCGGCTTTAGCCTCTTTTACCTCCTTATTCTGACCAGCTTCTATCATCGCTAATTGTATTTCTTGTAATATATTTGCTTCCACTTCTCTTCTTAAGGCTGCTTTATCTCCATCTTGAAAAAGTCTATTACCATCTTTATCTAATGCTTTTGTAATCATCAAAGCCAATGCAAAATCATTTGGATCGGTAGTATCTGATTTTTTTGTTATAGATTCTCTTTCAGCAATAGTCAAAGGGTGCCAATACACAGAAAGTTCAACCACTCCATCTTTTATCACATCATGTTTATAAAGTTGAGAAACTCCAAATTTGTTTTTTAAAAGGTCAACTGCTCTGTTCATGAATAATATAATGCTATTCTATTATACTAGGCATTAGCTGAGAATTGGCAAGATATTACACCAACAAAATGACTTCTATCTTCAATTTCAAGCATTG